AAGTTTGGATGTGAATAAGATAGTCTACCTGTAACAGTACCACCTTGGTCACCTTTTAATTGATGTATATCTGCATGTATTCTACCATTGTGAACATAATTTTTTATTGATTCAATAAAAGTATTACTTAGTTTCTCTAGCCTTCTTGCCGTTGCTATACTTCTTAAAAATTTATTTTTGTGATTTGTTAAATAGTTTTTTGTGAATGATGGTTTCTTTGTTTTTTCTGTTCTAGCATAATCTGTAATACCTAAACTGTCACAAACTTTTGCAATACTAGAAGCAGCCCATAACTCAGGATAAAAGCCAACCTCTTGTTTAACTCTTTCTTTGCAGGTGTCTATTGTTCTTTTAAATTTGCTTTCCAAAACATCTATGTGATCTTCATCTATTCTTACACCTTTCCACTTCATGTCTACAATAACAGGTAATGCTTTAGTTTCTAACGCAACAATCTGATCTAAGTCTTGTGCTACTATTTCTTTTTTAAGTTCTTGCCAAAGTAATAAAGTTATCTCTGCGTCCCTCTCTGCATACTCACCCACATACATAGCAGGTAGTTTATACATTTCTGCTTTTGGATCTATACCCCAGTCTTTTGCAGATTGTTGTAAAATAGTTTCATTCTTTCTCATGCCTGTGTAATCAAAAGCTACAGAATTTAAATCGTACCTAAATCTATTTTCATCTACGACAGACGACATTATCATAGTATCTATAATTGTTCCGTGTACCGTGAGCCCTAGTCTTCGTAACCAGATTACATCGTACATGGCATTATGAAATATTTTATCTGCACTTGTTTTAAGAACATCTTGAAACCAACCTAAAACTTTTTTACGTTCTAAGTTTGGACCATTCTCATGTGCTATTGGATAGTATCCAGACCAGTTTGATACAGCGATAGCTATACCTACAACATCACCGATACCTCTTGTGGCTGCTGTGCCTTTTGTTTTAAGATCAGGATCTTTTGTTTCTAAGTCAATCGCGATCTCATCATACTTTGATAAATCAGGAAACTCATCCGGACACACCCATTCCGTCTGTGGTTTAAATATCGGTATCTGCATAGTCCCTCTCAAGAATCATTTCTAAATAATGTATCGCCTTCTTTATATCTTCCTGTCCACCTTTAGCAGAGTGTCTGCATATGTACTTTATAGCCGACCCTTCCGCGAAAGGCAACCTATTCTTGTTAATGAACTCACTCGGCTGAAAGGCCATTCTCTTGTAGTGAGATCCTCCTATTTGTTTTTTATATGTGTTCATACTTCCTCTCTATGTTTAAAAGTGGGAATGGATATACGTTGTGACCCTTCTTTTGTTCACCTGTATATATTATTAGTTTTTGTTTTGCTCGAGTTGTCCCCACGTAACAAACTCTAATTTCTTCATCTTCTTTCGCTGGTATCCCAGATTGAAATGCTTTGTAACACATCGCACCCCAATCAGAATTTATTATAACAACTTCTCTTTCCATACCTTTTACACCATGTATAGTGGAGACTAGTATATTAGAATCTAAGTTAGCATTTTTCTCCCAACATAATCTAACATATTCGTTGTAGTGATCATTATCATCAAACAAAGCACCTTTGTTATTTGGTGCCTTTATTCTAGTTGTTTCAAAATAAAAAACTTCGTGCCAAGGTTTGTTTATATCTGCTAATAAATAGTATCTGTCTTTTAATTCTTGATACGTAAAATATTTATCTTTATCAGCAAACTCTTTTGGACATGTTTCTTTTTTAGTTAAATAGGTTTTCTTTCCTTCTACTAATAAACCATCTATTAAACGAGCATACATCTGTATAACTTCTTTACCTCTAATACCTCTCCCTGATCTTAATCTTTGCCAGTTGTGTATGGTTACAATATCATTAGCATTGATACTAGTTTCTAATCCTGCATTCCTAGTATCTCTTGCTTTCTGTTTCCATTGTATACCTTCTCTCATTAAAAATTCTGTGAATGGTTTGCAGTTATGCCAAGTTCTTGCACAAAAAATTATGCTTGAGTTCTCACGTATCATACCTTTTAACCTTTCAATGTCATCCAACATGGCTATACTGCCGTGTCCTTTGCCTGAGCTAGCGTAGGTGTTACCCATTCTAGTATGTATTTCTGGTAAAATTTCTGTTGTTACAAAGTGGTGTATATTTGTTGGTAATCTGTACGATTTTTTTAAAAACTTTATATCTTCTTTATCACAAGGCCATGTTTGAAACTTATTAACTTCTGAGCCTTTCCACCCATAGATACCCTGGTCATCGTCTCCGACTAAATATAAATTATTACTTTTCTTAGATATTTTTTCTATGATAGCCCACTCTAAATCTGTTAAGTCTTGAGCTTCATCAACCATCACTGTGTCATAATTTTCAAACACTATTGAATCTGGTAAAGCCTTATATAACATATCTTCAAAATCAATTAACATGTTTGCTTTCTTATATTTTAAAAGACTTTCGTAAGCCCATTCTATTTCTGAATCTTTTAATCTTGCAAATCTGTAATCATTTGAGTTGTGTGCAAATTTTATTATAGACTTAGTATCATTAATTAACTTATGCCTAGCTAACCCTATAAGATTAAATATGTGTCCTAATTTTTTATCTTCTATCTCTGACCATCCTACACAGTCTTCTTCCGAAATAGAAAAGTCTCCATCAATAAATCTCCAGTTACTAGGATCTATTTTTAATTTACTTTTAAAATCTCTTTTAAATTCTTTTGTAAAAACACTTTTGTTTGTTAAATGATCTAGACAATATTTGTGTATAGTTTTTATTGCGTCTGCCTGCTCCTCTGAAAACTTAAGTTCGTCCATGCATTTTTCTCTTAAATTTTTTACAGTTGCTTTGGCAAAACCTATCATTAATACTTGATTAGGGTGTAGTTTTTCTCTAAACTTCTGTCCTAAAATATTTAATATTTCTGTGGTCTTACCACATCCAGGTCCACCTAATATTTTATATACTCTTGTCATTAAAATTCTGGCTCCGGAAACTCAACAGCTGTCTGTTTAATTTCATCTTCTTTCTCAAAAGTTTCTTCGTTCACAATGTATACCCATCTTTTTACATTACCCTCTAAATGTATCTTGTCTCTAGATATACCATCTATCGCTTTTAACATTGAGTGAGTGTCATTCTCACTAATACTCCAGTTTGCTAATTTTAAGTGTTTGTAAAAAGCATCAAACTGAAAGTATATAGATTTCTTTGACTTGTCGTAGTACGGAGAACCTCTAATTATTTTTTTCTTGTCGGTTGTTCTACGCATTTTAAAACAGAAAGAATCTAAACTTTGCGTTAGTATGTAAGTCGGTGTGCTTTCTTCCGGTGCATCTATCGGTGTAGCCTTCGTTTGTAAAGTTCGTATTTGTAGATCCCAGTTTTTAACTTTTGGTGGTGTCTTACCTGTTTGTTCTGTTGCTTGTTCTCTTGCTAGATCTTGTCTTACTAATTCTTTTGAAGTTAATTTTACTACCTCACCATTAAAACCAAGATACCATGTCTTTGGAGTAAACTTTACGTAAGATAAAGGACCTAAAGCTATGTCAAGATTACCGCCTGCACCCCCTACACCATGTTTTCTCAACATACATTGTTCTCTGTTACAGTGTGGTTTTAACCATTCTTGGTTACATCTATATGGATAATCTTTTTTATCTCTTGATTCTATAACTTTATTAACTTCGTTGTAACTTAGAGGAGGTTTAAAAAACTTATTGTTATAATCACCTGTCTTCTCTTTCCATTTTTCTCCATGTGCTAGCTTTACATATCTAGTCATGTCTAACATAACTTCGTTTCTTTGTCTTTCTTCTACACCAAATCTAGATAAGGTTTGTAAACAAGGAGGTCCTTCTTTAAACCACTCACCACTATCACCCTCATCAATATTTGATTTTAATTTTTTAAGTTGAGATAAAGACACCTTGCTTTTTTCATACGCTGCAAAAAACTCTTGTATTGTCGCTGCTTCACCGTTTTCCTTTATCATGTATCTTTCTGTTTTTTCTGCTTTGTAATAAGGTAAGTTAATCCAACTACCTGCAGAACCTTTATCTAAATCTATGTATTTTTGTACAGGAAATATTTTATCTGGTTTACAACTACCAAAAACATTTTTAATACTGTGGAGTTTGTCTCTTAACAGTAAAGCTTTAACTGGTTTGTCAAGAAAAATATATACGTGTATGCCACCGCTTTTTGACTTGAAAGGTACCATAGGAACGTTTATACTTTCGAGTTTTTTGAAAAGTTCTTTATAGTCTGGTTTGTAATCATCTAAATCTACAGAACCCCACGTACATTCACTGTTTTTATTTATTGGGCAAATACCTAAACTATCTGCCACAGTTACTTTATTGTTTGGCAGTTTAACTTCAAAAGATTCTCCATTGTAATGTGCTTTCCACATGTCAATGGTATGTGCATAGTTAGAAGTAAAAGATCTACCCGATCTTTTTTCTCCGTTACCATCTTCTTCTTTGTCTATAATATGGTAGCCGAATCTTTCTTCCAATCCATTAAATATATTTCTAAATTTCTCAACACTCATAATAATTCTGTGGGGGCGGATCCAGTCTCCCATCCCCGCCCCGCTATCTTCCAATGGAAGTCTTTAGTACGGTGAATCGGATTTGGATTCTTGTTCTCCGTGTTTTACTTTAACCTCACCCTTTGAAACATTTGCTCCAAAGTCTTTGGCTATTTTGTAAATACCCGGATCACTGATTGGACCAACTCTAGCTATATCCCAACCAAACCATGTGCCCTTGTCGTTAGACTGTTGCACAGTTTTTAGTTTATAAATGTGGCTATATGTTGGCGGTGTGAACATACCGTTTTTACCTTGCATCTTTAAACCCATCATCATTGAGTTCCACTTTCTACTCACTTTTAATTGAGTAGCTTTCATGGATATCAACGCTGTTGTTGGATTATCACCAAGGATAACTACGAAGTGACTCGCTGTGTTTTCAAGATAGTTACCGCTTGGTAATCTGTCTTTATTAAACTTATCTCTTGTAGTTTGTGGTACGTCATCTCCAGCTTCATAGATTTTTACTGGAGCACCTTGACTCTCACCTCTATCTTGCCATTCGATGTACTGTCTTTTGTAGTGCACCGGAACAACATCTATCCCCTTTACGCCATCATAAATCTCGTTTGTCACGGTATTTATAATCATGCCAGGTTCTGCCCCCTCGACATGTTTAGCGTCCCTCTTATTACATTCTGGGGATAATTTC